TGCTTCCTCCCGCCGTTCCTGATCGCCGCACGCGGCAGCCTTCCTGCGCAGCGCCTGCCGCAGCGCCTGAACCGCATGCCGATGCCGCGCCACCTGCCGATGGCCCTCATCGCCTCAGCCTTGCTGCTGTCTGGATGTGGAACAGCGCCCTCGCGGGCACCGACGTACCCGCGGGCACCTGCGGACTTGCTGACACCTCCGTCGAAGCCTGTGCTGCTGATTCCGGCCTCACCGTCGACGACGCCTGGACCAACCACGACATCAATGCCCGCTCATGCGCGGCGGACCGGCTCCGGTACCGCGCGCTGATCGAGTTCCTTACAGAAAGACCCGCCCCATGAGCGAAACCCACGCACGCACGCAGGAGCTGTTGCTGCTCGGCCAGATCCACGGCCTGGTGCAGGCCCTGAAGGACGGACAGGACCGGCAGAACCGCCGCATGGACGGCTTCGACACGCGCTTCGACGCGCTCGACGGACGGCTGCGCACGGTCGAGCAACGCGCCGCCGTTTTCGGCGCCGCATCGGGCGGCGCGATGGCCATCGGCACGGCGCTGCTCGCGGAGGCAATCAAGCAGTGGTTCCGCAACGGGCCCGGCGGCAACTGACGGACCACGGATGCACGGGGACGGCGAATGTCGGCCTCAGCCATTCGGACATTCGCCGCGACAGTTCATACACCAACCCATCAACACCCAACGGAGCCCAGGCATGAGCCGTCTCGACACCCTTCGCAGCGCCATCGTGCAGACGCTGAACACCGTGCCACAGGTCGGCCGCGTTCACGACCGCGAACGCTCCCTGGCCGACGAAGCAGCGCTGCGCGCGCTCTTCCTGTACGACCTGCCGGGCGGTGGCCAGCAACTGCGCGGCTGGTGGCTGCGCCGTACCGCCACCGAAGAGCGCAGCGTCAATGCCGCCGGCCGCGCGATGAGCGTGGACACCTGGACCGTGCACGGCCTGCTCGCATTCGACGACGCCGCCGCTTCGGAGCATGTGTTCGACGCCCTCGTCGAAGACATCCGCGACGCCGTGCGCGCCGACCCCACCTTCGGCGGCGCATGCGCCGCCGGCCCGCTCACCGACGACAAGCGCACCGACGGCGTGCAGGTCGACGGCACCGGCCTGGTCACCTTCTGCGGCGTGCGTTGCCACGGCATCGCGCTGCAGCTGCGGACCTGGCGCTACCTCTGACTGCACGCAGGCAGATCTTTCCTTTTCTCGACAACCCAAACCAACCAACCAACGGAGAACGCCGACATGGCAAAACTCATGCGCAAGATGGCCATCCTGGCCAAGGCTGAAACAGTACGCGGCACCGACGCGGTGCCCACGGGCGCGGCCAACGCGATCCTGGTCAGCGAAGTCACGCTGACCCCCATCGAAGGCGACGTCGTCCAGCGCGACAACGTGCGCCCGTACTTCGGCTCGAGCGGCTCCGTGCTGGTCACGCAGTACAGCAAGATCGCCTTCTCGGTCGAGATCGCCGGTGTTGCCGCGGCAGGCGACGTGCCCGGCTACGCAGCGCTGATGCGCGGCTGCGCCATCGCCGTCACCACGGCCGCCGGCGTCAGCACCACCTTCGCGCCGGCCACGGACGCGCTGGAGTCGCTCACCATCTATGGCAACGTCGACGGCACCGTCTACAAGATGACCGATGCGCACGGCAACGTGAAGGCCACCATCAATGCCAAGGGCATTCCGAAGTGGCAGTTCGAGTTCACCGGCCTGTTCGTGCCCGCAGAAGACGCGCCGCTGCCCGTGGCCGACTACACCAAGTTCATGGACCCGCTGGGCGTGAACAAGGCCAACACCACGCTCACGCTCGACGGCCTCGGCGTGGCCGCCAACGCCTTCGCCTTCGACGCCGGCAACACCGTGGTCAAGCGCGACCTGATGACCGTCGATGCCGTGGACATCACCGCGCGCGTGTCGACCGGCTCGGTCACCTTCGAGAACACCTCGGTCGCCACCAAGGACTGGATCGGCATGGCACGCGCGAGCCAGCGCGTGAACCTGGCGCTCAGGCACGGCCAGGGCGCGACCAACGTCGTCGAGTTCCTGTCGCCGCGCGCGCAGATCGGCAAGCCGACCTTCAGCGACGTCGACGGCGTGCAGATGATCACCGTGCCGCTCGAGTTCGTGCCCACCGGCGCGGGCAACGACGAGTGGTCGATCGTCGTGCGCTGAGCTTCACCGGCACCACCTACCACTCCACAGAGGAACAGACAGAGATGCCCCAGAAACTCAAGATCGCCGTCAAGCCGACCTTCGTCGCGCCGGTGCTGATGCGCGTGCCCGGCGACAGCCAGGTCGAGGAAGTGCGCTTCAGCGCTGTCTTCAAGCGCCTGACCAAGTCCGACAACGACATCCTGCAGAAGCGCCTGGACGGCCGCGACCTCACCGACAGGGAACTGCTCGACATGGTGCTGGCCGACTGGAAGGGCCTGGAAGGCGACGACGGCGCGCCCTTCATCTGCACCGCAGAGAACCGCGCGGCGGCGGTGGAGGAATGGCCGTCCTTCGAGGCTGCCATTGCCTACAGCTACTTCGAGCATGCCTACCCGGCCGCGGTAAAAAACTGAGAGGCGCCGCGCGCCTTGTGCTCGGAGCAGAGCATCGCGTCCACGACGAGCTGGACGACGATCTCCGAAGCCAGTGCGCGTCGCTCGGTCTCGACCCGACCCGGCTCGTCTCTTCGACGGCCAACGGCGGCGGCCCGCCACCCTTCGAGCTATGGCCCGAACACCAGGAAGCATTCGAGGTGTTCCATGCCTGCCGAACGCAGTGGCGGGTCGTCGCGGGTGCGGCGGGCGCGTGGTTCCAGGGGCTCGACTTCGGCGCCGTCGACGTCGCCATGAAGCGCCTGGGCATTCCTCGCGCACGCCAGCGCGAGGTGTTCCTGCAACTGCAGGTGATGGAAGACGAAGGCATCGCGGTGCTGAACGTCTAGCGGCATCGCGGGCCCCTGCGGCCATCGAAGAAGCATGGGGCCGGCAGATGTCGGCCTCATTTTTTTCTTAGCTCAAACGGACCATACAGACATGGCTGCAACACAACAAATGACGATTCAGTTCAACGGAAGCGTCCTGTCGGCGACGGCAGGACTGCCTCAGGTTGCGAACGAGTTCATGAGAATGGTCAAGCTCGGAACGAGCTATGCAGACGAGTCTGCTAAGAAGCTCCATGCCGAAGCCAAGGCGAAAGCCGAAGAAAACGCCAAGAAGATCGGAGAGTCTTTTCAGAGTCTGCTCTCCAGCATCGGGAGCGGCAAATCGCCGCTGATCTCGATCGTGGACGAGGGCGCAAAACTCGTATCGACCTTCAAGGGCGTGCAGCCTGCCGTCGGCGCGGTGGGCAACTACATCGACGGGATCTCCACGTCGCTCAATGTGACGACCAAGCTGGCCTCCGGTGCCGCCAGGGCGATAGTCACGCTGACCGAGGCGTATATCGAAGGCAGCAAAGAGGCTAAGGCCTTCACCACTGCGAATACGTTGACCGGCAATTACTCCGGTCTCACGGGCGATCAGCTCCAGACGAAAGCCATCGAGATCGCGGGCACGCAAGGCACGCGGGCCAAGGCTGCCGAAGCCGTGACGGCTGTCGTCAATACCGGCAGGATCGGTGGCGATGTCGTGAGCGAGGTTGCCGGTGCGACGGCGGAAATGAACCGCGTGCTGGGCACCTCGATCAACGATGCAGTGAGCAATTTCGTCAAGCTGGCGGATGAGCCTTCCAAGGCATCGGCAAAGCTCAACGAGACCTACCACTACCTGAGCGCCAGTACCTACGAACGCATCGTCGCGCTCGAGAAGCAAGGAAAGAAAGAAGAAGCTGCGGCACTCGCGCAGAAAGCGTTCGCCACTGCGATGAAGGAGCGCACAGCCGAGGTCGTTGCCAACCTTGGCAGCCTCGAGCGCGGCTGGTTGAGCGTCACTGGCTTCGCGCAGAAGGCGTGGGACGCCATGCTCAATATCGGGCGTCCTGTCACGCTTCAGCAGCAGCTAGATACGGTCAGCAAAGAGCTCGCGCATCTCGACCAGATCAAGGCGGGCGGTGGCTTTGTCAGCAATGGCGGCGGCGCGGCGTTCGGCCGCGGTAAAGCAGGTGCGAAGCTGGACAAGGATACGGAAGACGCGCGGGCCAGGAAGGCTGTGGTCGAGGAGGGGCAACGAATGTCGTCGTCGGCTGCGTTGAACAAGGCGGACTACGCCCGCACTCAACAAGCCGGCATTGCCAGGCAAGAAGAGAAAAAAGAAAGCAAAGGGCAGCGAACCGGCACAAGCTCATCCGGCATTGGCCGCGCCGAGGACGACAGGCTCGGAATGCGCATCGAAGCCGTCCGCGAGGAATACAACGCGAAGGCGCGAGTCACCGCCGAGGGCCTCAAGAACATCGACAGCCTGCGCAAGCGCGATCTGATCGACGACTATACGGTCGTTCGCCAGAAGCGAGAACTCCGCCAGAAAGACCTGAAGGACCAGGAAGACGAGATCCAGGCCGAGCGACGCCTGCTGGGTGCCAAGAAAGGATCGACCGCCGACAGGCAAAAGCTGGACCATCGGTCGCAGGCTGTTGAACAGCAGCGCGAATTCATCAACGCGGATGCCGATCGCTCTTTCGCGGAACTGGACGCGACAACCCAGAACAGCGTGTTGAAGACATCGCAGCAGGCCACGGACAAGATTCGCGAGCAGGTCCGTGTGCAGGAAGAACAGAACGCAGTGTTCGGCCTCACCAAGGAGGCTGTGCAGCAACTGAACATCGAGCAGACCCAACGCCAGATCAACGACCTCGAGGCGACGAACAACGTCGTGCCTGGCTACATCCAATCCTTGCGCGATCGCCTTCAGGCAGAGAAGGAACTCTTGAAGGCGACGCAAGCCGGCGATCGTCTGAA